CCAGCTGTTGTTGCACCAAAGAAAAAGAAAAAGAAGAGGAAAAGATTTGGCTTTTGGTAGTAAATCATTATCAAATATAATGATTTTCATAAAGTAAATAAATAATATATGTATGATATTCTAATAATGAATATCACATATAAATTAGAACAATTAAATTTACAAAACCTTTTTTTTATGGATAGTAAGAAGAATATAATTATGGATGGTAAATTCACAAAGTTATTATATTCTGACAATTGTATAACTACAAATGGTATATCAATTATGATCCCATTCCATAATGCTATATTAGATAAAACATATAATAAGACAATGTTAAAATTTCAAACTACACATCATGTAAACGCAAAGTTATCCAATCAACTTGCATGGATTGAAAGATGTATATTAGATAGTTACAAGCAAACGACAAACACTAAATATATAACAACAACATTGAACGACCACATCAAAAATGGGAATGTAAAAATTTACAGGGATTCTAATGCAATTAACGTAAATCATGTCATTTTAAAGATTTCTGGAATATGGGAAGATAGCACACATATCGGACTCACCTATAAATTTATGGAATCCGTATCCGTTATATAAACATTTTCATTTTTACAGAGCTTCTACCTGTATTTTTGAATGGAATAACACCTGTACGTAAATCAAACTCTGAACGCGCTGTTAGATTTTCTTCGCGGTCTGTTTTAAAATTTGTTACATCTACAAAACCAGTTTCATCTATTATATTATACTCTAATTGATAAATAGATTTAATACCTTCATTCGTTTTCTTTTGATAGACGTCAAATTCTGTTCTATTTACAGCTCGCCCAAAACCATCTTGTAATTGTAAAATATTTTTATCCATAATCGGGTAGAATTGACTGCGGTCAAGACGTATACCACTTTCAATGACACGTCGATTGAGTTCATTATCTTCATACCCCCAAGCCCAATAATTTGGAAAACCGTTCAGTTTCTCGAAATCGCCAGCATTCATGGATACAATTCCACCTAGTGTATATTTAAATCCGTAGAAATGTTTCACGACACCCGGGACTGTTTCATAGTTAAGAAACCCAGGAGTAAATGGCATTGTATCAATATCATTGAATACAAGAGTGATATTTGTATAATCTTTTGGATATAGGTTTTTCACTGTTATAAATCCAATGTTCTTCATAGCACCGCGATTGAATGCCCTTGTATCCTTTTGATGGATATAGAGAATACGATACGATAATCCTACTAAAATGTTTGCCATATGTTGTGCGAAAAAAATATAATGTTGTTCGCGATCCCTATATGGCACAATAAATATAATTTTTGGACAAATCTCTTCTATTACCTCTTTAGACATGTAATATAGTATACTCATAAAATATTACACTAAATATAACGACCTCAACTAATACCATTCCCCAAATATAATACAATCATGCATATTTCTCCAAAATACGTAAGGGAATTAATTTGTCTTTCATGTTTTCTAGTTTTTTATAACATTTGTTGATTGTTACTTCACTAACCCCACTAACCATCTTGATATCGGTTTTACTAATATTCAGATTGCAATTTTGCGCGATGAGATATACGATACCAGATGCAATTGAATGCGGTGTATTATCGTTGATTATACTTTGTTCGTCAACTTTCTTTGCAACAAATGTTGATAATTTTGTAAGTTCTGTATTAATATTTAATCTGCTACAATATCTATCAATAAACGCAGCTGGTTTTGTCGTGCCAAGCATAGTCTTTTGCGAAGGTTCGTAATTACGTTCTATATTATGTAGAATATTCACTGCCATAGAGCAACCATATGTCGCACTTGTCTTGTCTAAATGGAATATCTCTGCAATTTCGTGTGCGGTTCTGGGACATCCATTCAATCTACAGCTGATATAAATAGATGCGGATTTTATACCATCGCGATTCATTCCACGGAACATTTGTTGTTCCGAAATATCTTTGTGTATCGCCATAGCATCGTCGATAAATATTTTAGGAATACCTGAGTTCTGTGCCATAACAGTGATAAATTGAAATTCGTCATATAATGATTTCTCGCGATGAGGCATAGATTGCCATTCAGTCCATTTCCTAATTTTGCGCATTTCGTATGTGGATTTAGACGAACATATCACTTTGCATCCATAGGATGATTCCACTAAAAGAGGATTTATTGGGTTTCCACATCTAGATGGGTCTTTCGCGTTTCTATCATCTGACCCGTAAAAACGCCATTCGGGTGAGTAATCAAGCGTATTTATATATATAATTCCACATTGAATATTAGAACATGTAGGAAACCCTTCTTCTGTAATAACTAGTGTACCGCTTTGACAAATACCACATATCCCAGCCTCCTTCATAATTGGAGTGGGTTCAGTTGATTTATTATCGATATCAAAAATCGCCCATAATTTATCTTTTTCCGTGCTAGAAAGATTAGTTTTCTTTTTATGGGTTTTTGAAATATCACGTTTTGCCTTATTGATAATTATATGAGATGTTTCCATTATACTATTTGTGAAGTAAATTGATTTCATATAAACGCAAATCAATTTTATATAATTATATATTATACATATATGGATGGTTTAACTAACAAAATTCTTGAAAGTGGTGTAGTAAAAGATGTGTTATCTAAGGTAGCCAATCCACAGGGTGGAGTCACGCCAAATCTAATAGAACTTAAAACAACTGCTGAGAAAACCTCGGCATCTGACGATTATATGTGCAAGGGATTTCAAGAAATGTTTATGAAAAATCAACGATTATATGGTGACAAAGTATTTGATAGTTTGGCAACATATTTTACTGATGAACCAGTTAAGACTAAATTGACTTCCATGTTAGAAAAACATATCGGCGGATATATCGATTCTGAAACATTCAGAGGAACTACTTCGAAAATAATCGAAAGTATAATTGGAGACGTTATTAGTAAATCGCTAATGAAAGAACTTGCAAATGGAAAAAATTTCCAAGGAATATGTGTCGAGCTATCTAAATTAAATAATAAGGTTGGGGGTGCTACTCGTTCGAAACGTAAACGTAGAAAGAGAACTGTTAAACGTCGAAGCTAATCTTCTTCTCAACTTTTGCTAAAAGATCCTCGCCGTATACAGAAGGTTTATAACTCTTGATCGGTGTGTATTGTTTACCATCCTTTTGTTGCTGTATATGTTTAGGCTCTATATCGGGTTTTTCAATGACATTACCATTTTCATCAATAGTAACACCCATTTTTTTTTTTATTTCATTTCTCACATAGGACGGCACCCAATTATGCCAAGATATAAATAATGTGTTCGGATATACATATTTTACAAAAAAACCATTGTGTTCTAATTGTGATACTAAATACCCTGTGCAATCGCCCTTATCATATATAGGTTCTCCTATTATGTATTCCGGAACATTAAACCAGATAAAAGTATCATTACATAACTTATTTTTTGCAGTGTGTTGTATGCGTTTGTGTATTCGGTTGAGTATTTTATTGAAAATCTCAAGTTGTTTCAAGTCGCGTTTATGTCGTCGTTCATATAGATCATCTATATTGACTTTACTATTATTTGCTTCTTCATGATCGAACAAAAATATAGATGACATGTTTTATTTTTATGTATTATATAGTATATTACATAAAAATAAGGTTATATTCCGTAATATGGAAAAAGAAAAGGAAAAGGAGAATGAAACAAAAATACAACATTTGGTTATTTCAGGTGGTGGACAAACGGGATTTACGTTTTATGGGGTTCTCCGAGAAGCTTCTAAACATGGTTTTTGGGATATTCAACATATAAAATCTATGTATGGAACTTCTGTCGGAACATTTTTATCAGTGATACTATCTTTGAAATATGATTGGGATACAATTGACACTTATTTCATCAATCGACCGTGGCAAAATATATTCAAAATTGATATATACACTATATTACAAGCGTTCGAGAAACGTGGTGTATTTGGGATTGATGTTATGGAAAAAATGCTGGGACCATTACTTGCGGGGAAAGATATCCCAATTGAAGTGACATTAAAGGAATTTTACGAAATTACTGGAATTGATTTGTATATGTTTACTACTGAGCTTAATACATTTAAGTTATGTAATATATCACATCATACACATCCAGATTGGCGAGTAATTGACGCTGTATATGCATCATGTACATTACCTATTATATTCGCACCTATCATTAAAGATAATGAATGCTATATTGACGGTGGTGTCACGTGTGGTTATCCCATGAATGCATGTTTGGATGCTGGAAATCTACCAGATACTATATTTGGTATTAAAAAATTATTTGATGGTGCAGAATTAGTTACTAAAACATCATCCCTATTTGATTATGTATTGATTATCCTCAAAAATGTTATCACTCTATTAAACGGGCATGAATATGGACTTATTCGAAATGAAATATTACTCAAAGGAGACCACACGACCATAGAAAATATACTTTCATTGGCATCTTCAAAAGAAGAGCGCGAAGCGAATATTGAACTAGGTTGCACAATATTCAACGATTTTTTGTTAAAGCGCTAGACTTCTTAGTACATCTAAAATTAGCATTACGTAAATACCCATCTTTACATTTTTTTACACATCTACGAGTATTTGGATTAATTTCTTTATCTTCTGGACATATCTTTATGAGTGCGCAATTAAAATTAGCATCTCGTTTATACCCGTCTCCACATTTTTTTACACATCTACGAGTTATTGGATTTCGCTCCTTTCCTGAAAGTTCACATGGAGTTACAGACGTTCCGACGACAGATGGTATTTTTGCTGGAGATATAGTCGTTCCGACGACAGATGGTATTTTTGCTTGAGATATAGTCGTTCCGACGACAGATGGTATTTTTGCTTGAGATGCAATTTTCAAATCAGAATCTGGTATATTATATGGTAATATATCATGTGACTCAATATACAATCCATTTCGTTTCAGAATTTCGTTATTTGTTAAGATAGATTCGTATTCATTCAACAATTGATCGGCATCGTAACGTTCAGATACTCTTGGATTAATTGCATTAAAACCTAGAGTTATTAGATCATTGAATACATTCTTATCTAATAACCTTGACGAGAACATTGGTCCAATTATACGTAATATTGTCATCCCCATTCCATATACATCTACTGTATTAATGGATTTTGTTAAGAACAAATTGTAGTTGTCCGGTGTCATGTCATTTACAAACATATCATAAAATTTTTTCTGTAACAAATCACAATAGGACAAATGTCGTTTATCATCCGAAGTAAATCTTATATATTGATAAAAAGGTGTAGTCTGTTCTTTTAGTTCTTCTACTAATTTAGGAAACAATCGTATTCTTTTATCTATTGTCATATTAGCACAACGCATATATTTATTTTTATTTTGAAAAACTAATTCCGTAGGAAACGACCAATGCGAAACAGCGTGCGTATTAATTGATTGTATACTTTTATTTTTTAACGAGTCTATCATCCTCATATGACCAAAGTCGATGAAATTCATTCTAATTTCTTCTGAATTATATACTATATTTTGCGGTTTCAAATCGTGATGAACTATACCATTATGGTTTAATACGTTAACGCCCAGTACGACGCGGTGGAGTTCTATCAATAACATATCAATATCTTTTTTTGTTTTTTGTTTAATATTGTTCATGTAAACATCTAAGTTTAGACCACCGTCTTTCATTATTAATAACTTGCTATCTGCTATATCCTTACTTTTGATCCAATCGCACTTATCTATCGATTTAAGAGTTTCTAAATCATCAGATGGAGAACATACATCAGGTTTACCCATGTGATATTTGAGGTCTTTGTCTACCGCATTAATCACATCGTATTCTTTCAATTCGGTAATTGCATCTAAAGTATCCATGATTTTGGATATTTTACCATCATACGATTTTGATGGGTCGTTTTTACATTTCAAACTTGGTTTATGTACGCATCCATATGCTCCCTCGCCTATTACTTTCGATGTCATCTATATATTATATACACGTATAATAATTTCTTTATTCATTAGTTATTACAGTGGTTACGAATTTATGCAATGAATCCTTGGTTATTTTAGAGTCAAATTCAATTGTTTCACCACCATCGATGACTAGTTTTACTGTTGGATACGATTGAATATCATATTTCTTTATCATACTGGCAATATTTTCTTCGTTTCTTGTTTTACTATCTTCACCTGGAATGTCACTGGTACAATTTACTTCTACACACTTTAGCTTATATCCATTTATTTGTTGTCCATTGTATGCGTCCTTAAACTGTGTCCACTGTGGCATAGCAGTTTTACAATGAGGACACCAATCAACATGAAATAACATTATAGTTGCGTTACGATTCGTTCGATCCGCATTAGCTACATCATTAAATTTGGTTCTCTTCGCAATATCCTTTGTATATTTTTTATATCCATAATAGCCAGCAAGAGAGAACACCAAGAATAACAAGATAATAAATACAACTCTAAAATAGGGTCTGATAAAATTTAGGATGGTATCAACGATCTTTGACATTAAGTATTATATATTTAATAATATATTAAATTATACGCAACTAAACTATTCTCATTATACTATAAATAAATGAAGAAAACTAGAAAAAATCGTGTATTTTCAAATTCCGAATACAATAGTAACGACGGTATGCTTACAACTGTATGGGGACCTAGTATGTGGCATGTATTACATACCATGAGTTTCAATTATCCAGTAAACCCTACAACTGATGATAAGCATCATTATCGCGATTTTATTCTTAACTTACGATGGACGCTCCCGTGTGGTAAATGCCGAAATAATTTTAAGATGAATTTACAAAAATTACCACTTAAAATGAAATGTATGGAATCGCGTCTTACGTTCTCTACATATGTATTTGAACTACATGAATTAATAAATACGATGTTAAACAAGAAATCTGGATTAACATATGACATGGTTAGAGAACGTTATGAACATTTTAGGTCAAAATGCACTAAACCAATTGTAACCAAACCGATAGAGAAAGGATGTGTCGAACCCCTATATGAAGGTGAAAAGGCAAAATGTATTTTAAAAATTGTTCCACAAGATGAAGCATGCGATACTTTCCAAATTGATAGTAAATGTATCAAAAAAATGGGAGGGAAAGGTAACAATCATATTTAGCGTTTTCTAACGATTGTAAAAAATAACTCATCATATTATACTATGTCAACTGCTGATAATGAAACACCCTTTTGGGGAGATGACCCGAATGTAATATTTCAAACTATTGATTTCTTTCCCGTGGAAGGCATGACCCATATTCAAAAGTTAAATGCAATTTCTCGTGGTGTGATTATTTTATGTATTATTGGATTCATACTTACACAAAGTGTCCGTGTCTTATTTGTTTCAGGTTTAACCCTCGTTTCCATTTACTTATATCATTTAAATAAGAAACGAGAGAACCAAAACGAAACCTTTGAAAATCCAGCCGATCAAGTATTGAAGGACGCATCTATTCTCCGAGATGTCAATGTATTTGATACACCAGATTCTTCCAATCCATTTGGAAATGTTCTCGTCACCGATTATAAATATAATCCAAATAAAAAACCCGCGCCACCTGCTTTCAATGCAAAAGTGAACGAGAAAATTCTGGATAAGGCAATGAAATTGGTTAAAGAATTAAACCCCGATCAGCCTGATATTTCAGATAAGTTATTTAAGGATTTAGGAGAACAATATGTATTTGAACAATCACTTAGACAATTTACATCGAATCCATCCACTACAATCGTAAATGACCAAACTGGATTCGCCGACTTTTGCTACGGTTCTATGACATCGTGTAAGGAAGGTAATTTGTTCTCATGTGCACGTAATCTACCTAGATACACCAATTATTGATAAGGTATTGTAAATATTATATTATTATATGATATATAATATGACATCTACTGTATTTAACATGATGGATCGTTTAGGGGGAGATAGTTCCCGTCGTAATGAATCTAATACCAAATATGCAACATATATGTTGGATAGCCAATTGACTTCATCCAAATCAGACGAACATGTAACATTTGCTACACTCAATCCAAATATTAATTTTAAAGGAACTATGGGTGGATTGCCAGGTTCGGCAGTGGATTATGATTCACTACTTACCATTAAAGCAGAACAACAACGTGCATTTGAAAAGTTACAATTGCATCAACGTCCGTTTCTCACCATTCCGTATTTAGGAAAGGGAGCAAGTGACCCAGTAATGGAATCTCGTCTCCAACAAGGAGAAGTGGTAACTGATAAAAAAAGTGTTTCCACTATCATGGACAAACCATATACCGAACATCAAAATTTCCCTATGATGGATAGTTTAAAAGGGCGTGTTACAAACCCAGCTTTTTCCGTAGAGGAAGCTGCTCTTAGTGGATGGGTTCGTGGAGGACAATCATCCCGCGAGGAAGTCGTTTTCAGTAAAAGATAATTGTATTCATCTATAGTATAAAAGGTATATATGAATAGCGAGGTGTTAGATAAAATTCAAGGTTTAAACAATGACTTAGAAAATGGTAATTCAATAGTGTTTGAATTAAATGAATACATCTCTCAATTTATTAAGATTATAACACCTGATTATAAAGATGAAAATCAAACTATCACAGAAAAAATAGATTATTTAATAGGAATCGAAAAACCTATCAAATATAAAAAAGAAGACATGGAGAAATTTGTAGATGATTATCATGATAGTTTGAAAGGCGCCATAGAAAAAACAACAAAATTAAAACCAACGGAACTTGTCGAAATTGTTGATGTTGATATTGTAAACAATAAACAGCCCAATTCAACTCCAGATGATACTGACTTATCACTCCAAAACAAAAAGTTAGATAAATTTGATGGTACTTTCGGTGAGGAACAAGAATCATCAGGCTGCGGCAGACATACATTAAATAATTTATTAGGTCATGCATATTTTACAGGATATAATAATAAAACAAACGAAAATCCCTATACATTGGATGAATTGAAAGATATTATAGAAAATATTACAGAAAAACAATTGAATTTAGATAAATTATGTAAATATCTAGATATACGCGAATCAAATATAACTGATACGAGCGAAAAAAAACCATGTCCCGTTGATGGAAATTATAATATTAATGTATTGATTATAGCACTAGGGTTGGTAGGCTTCGAAATCAATAATATATTTAAATTAAATGAAGATAACGCGAATAAGGGTCAAGTGCCTAATATTTATGATGCCAATGTTTTTGGTTTATTAATAAATATAGGTGGAGCACATTGGGTTTCAGCAAGAGAATATGATAATGAAATCTACTATATGAATTCTACAGATAAAAATGTCACTACAAAAATAGAAAAAAAAAATTTAGATACGATAATAATGAATACAAACAATACAATATACACTATTATAAATACTAATAATCCAAAAATTGCCTTTATTAATTTAAAAATAGATGATTTTATAAGAACAGCTGTCCCCGTCGGTGAAAAAGAAATATACTATAATCAAAAATATATTGACTATATAAAGGAATTAAAAAATAAAGACATAATAAATAATCTATATAATGAACAATTCCAACATAGCCAAAAATTAACGTCTCTAATTCAAAATAAAACAAAAAATGGAGAAGAAATACTCAAACAACTACTAATAGAACCAATAATAGTCAAACCAACAAATGACCCCCCTAAAAAAAAACGCAATACTCGCAGCAAGAAGCCAGATCTCGAAACAAATACAAGAAAAAAATAAATCACAAGAAAAAAATAAATCACAATAAACAAGATAAAAACAAACGAAAACCAATCACAAAAAAAAATAAAATCACAAAACAAAAAAAACAACAAAAAAAAGTAGTTAAAGATTTAAATTAGCTATAAGTATATGTACGATTATACAATAGAAATAAATTATTCAAATGACGACGAATATCGTAAATGTTTATCTCAAGCATTTTGTATAAATTCCTTAGATGTGAATGAGAATGAATTCATATATGATTATAAATTGATGAGTGATAATATGGATTATATTTATGATATAACGAAGGATATTCCTGAATTCCGTGAAATATACTTAATTTACGCAGGTCAGATGATGAGCACTGATCCAGATATCGGTATAGCAATTGCATTTTCATATGATAATTTTGACATATTTCATTTGTGTTTAGGTGATTACATTAGAGACGGCATCATTGGAATTGACAATTACGCAAAACTCCGTGGTAAAATATCATAACGTATTATATATATATGGCATCCACACGTGATAAAAATGCTCCAGGAAATTATAAATTAGAACAAAGTGAGAATACAACTAGTTCTAATTATCTAGTAAATAAATATGTGCGTCCGTCGGTATCCTACCACCCAGGAGACGGTCTCCTTCCAGCAAAGACACCACGCACAGAAATGGCAAACAACTCATGTGACATTGAATCCATGTTATTTGGAATCGGTTCTAGTGATTTAGTGAATTCACGCCCTGTTATTCAACCTATTCTCAAAAAGATCAAGAGTTTACATTTATATGATCGCCCAAGCCTAATTCTACCGGAACCTGTTTCGGTAAGTTCGGCAAATCGTCCACTATTTTTAAACTAATCGTTTTTCTGTTCTTCATAGAATAACGATTCATTTTCCCACGTCTATGTTTAAATGTATTATTATATGTAACGGTTCTGACGCTAGGTTTCACCATATGTTTCGGAATTAGTTCGGTCGGTAAGTATTCGCCTACATTTATAAATGAACTCAATACTGCTGACAAATTATTATTTTCTAATGGGTCTATACTTGGTAGTTTATCACATGGTTCAAACGTTATTTTTACATACTCTGGATATGGTTCATAGTTGCCGTCTGGGAGAACCTCCATTGGTATGCGTATACAAGCATTAATATATCTTTTCGACATTTTTACTAGTATAAATATTTATAACTTTATATTAGTTAAATTTCACAATAATTTTAACGATTTCTTTCTTAATACATTTACATGCCGATATAGAAAGTTCTTCTCTTTTTTTTCGAGTCTTGGTATCACTATCCTTACGCTTAGATGTGCTATTACGTGAGTTCATATCGTTCTCAATATCAGTGTAATTTTCTTCAATAAACTCAATAATCTTGTTCTCGATCGTCCATTTAAAAAAGTTTAATTGTCCGATTGTGGTTTCCATAGATTTCGTTTCATCGTATGGAATTTTAATACGATCCCAACGACAGAATGGGTCAAAACGTTTTTTGCTGTATGCCTTTAATTTTAATTTATAATCATTGTATACCTTGAATCTCCTAGGTTCTCCGTAACTGTCCTTTAATTCATATACTGTGAAGTTTTTCTTCGCATAATTTGTTACAAACCAATCTACGATTCGTAAAGATATATTAGATTCGCCGTTTATTACTGAAATTGTTTTACTGAGGTATTCACGGTTCTCGTAAAACGTCATTAAGTTTTGTAATAATAATTCATTTTGAGTATTGCATTTGGTCGCCATATCTTTTCTCTGAAATGATATGAAAGAAGTATTTTATATCATTTCAGAGAAAGATAATATACATATATGTATATAGCATATAATGAAAAACGTTATTTTAGTTCGCGGATTTAATACTTCGGTCACTGAGACGCGAGATGATATTTATCAACCATTCAAATTGTTTTTTTCAAATAGTAATGAATATACACTATAATATTTCGATTATCCTACTTATGAAAATTTAGATGATGTTTATAATAGATTAAAACAAATAGTTAATAGGTTCGATATTATTATCGGTCATTCCATGGGTGCTTATTTGACTAATAAATTATTATTAGAAGGTATTATAGATACTACTACTAAAAAGGTTATAACTATTAACCCTCCTGTATTTTATAATGTTTTTCAAACCACATTAGCAAAGATACCTAACATAGGTAATCTATATTTACCAGTGTTTCTGATTATTAGTTCTGCTGCATTGTTCAGTAATGGTAATTTTTTAAATAATGATTATTCGTTAATTGTATTTAAGCAAGCTATGGCGATGATTAATAACCTATTAGATATAACAAAATTATCTGCTATAATAAACAATAGTAATAATATTTATATGATGTATAGCAAGAAAGATACTGTTACCGTGTTCCCTTCATCTTATGTATCATTATTCACTCCAGATAAATTAATTCATGTTGATGGTTTACACCAACCATTCTCAGAATGGTCAAAAAATAATGATTTGTTCGATAAATTATCTTTAATATTATCCAAGTCCATAATATAATAAAAATTATACATAAATTAATTTTTATTATACATACACATTTTTTTTCATCTTCAAGTCTCTAATTGAGTCTCTTCTTTATTTCGGCGATTGCTTTACCTGGATTCAAATGCTTGGGACAAACTCTGGAACAATTCATAATAGTATGACATCTATATAAAGCCATGGCATCGTCTAATTGTTTCAATCTCTCCGCACTATTTTGATCTCTTGAATCTGAAATCCATCTATAAGCTTGCATTAGCACTGCTGGTCCTAAATATTCGTCTGCATTCCACCAATAAGACGGACATGCTGTCGAACAACAAGCACATAATATACATTCATACATACCATCCAGTTTCTTCCTATCTTCAACTGATTGAATAAACTCTGTTGTAGATGAAGCTTTTGGAACTTTATCTGCATGTAACCAGGGTTCAATACTCTTATATTGCTCGTAAAAATTAGACATATCAGGGACTAAATCCTTTATGACGTACATATGTGGCAACGGACTGATCTTTGTCACTTTTTGAGAAGATTTATCTATGTAACATAGACATGCTAATGTGTTGACACCTCCTATGTTCATAGCACAAGAGCCACAAATTCCTTCTCTACAAGATCTTCTAAACGTTAATGTTGGGTCTTGTTCGTTCTTAATTTTCACTAGCGCGTCTAATACCATTGGTCCGCACTCTTTAATGTTGACTGGATATGTCTGTAATGTTGGTTTTGAACCGATTACTGATGGATCATATCGATATATTTTAAAATATTTTATTGAAGCTGGAATTGTTATTGCCTTAGATGAAGAAAATTTAACATTTCCGAATAAATATTTGTTAATATAACTTCCTGTTCTCAGTATATGCGATGCGGCTTTGTAGTTTTGAATAGGTAACATCACTTTATTATATATACACTTATTATTTGTATTTACTTTTGATTTATAATTTGTTTTGTGTTTATCTTGTCGGTTGTATATAAACAATAAGCAATATTTTTTTTGTCTTGATTAAAATTTTATATATGTATAAAATTTTATATAAACCAAACAATAAGCGACTCCAGCCATCCCATCAATTTGAGTAGGCTACTCCAGCCATACCGCTCATAACACGGAGAACGTTGTAATTGACAGCATAAACTCTGACCTTAGCAGTGCTTGTTCCAGAAACAGTTGGAGACGAGAGAACAAGTTGAAGAACAGCGTTATCAATTCTAGAGAAATTACACGTTCCGGAAGGTTGATGTTCTTCTGGTCTGAGTGCGAAGGAATAAACGTTAATACCAGTATCTGGTGCTCTGGTATGATGTTGGAATGGTTGAACTACATCAAAGTAAGAACCTTCACGTTCAGAGAAACGATCTTGTCCGTTAAGTTGGAGTTTGGCAGTAACAACTGGGTTCTCACCCCAACAATGCATATCAAGGGCAGATTCAGCAAGAACGAAGGTTCCGGCATCAGATAAACCAGCAGCAGTTCCTACAGCACCAGCATCAAAACCAGCACCACTAGTCCATAAACCATTAGCAGATGGTGCTATATCAACACCTCCAGCTTGTTCAAAGAGACCAGCAGAGTTAATGAAGGAACCAGTAGAAGCACCAACACTTTCTTGTGATCCAAAGGCATGAATAGCATTTGGAAGAGCATCAATGGCATCAGTATAATTGAATGGTTGAGCTCCAAGTGTCTTGTATAAGGTGTTTCCAGGAAGTAATGAAGAGCAGTAGTCGACGTTACCATCTGGTTGAACGACCCAGATAAGTTCTTTACATGGGTGATTGAAGTTGAGCTTGATCTTGTTAGAGGATGAACCAACTGATTCATCTCCAGTGAATTGAAGTTGTTCGAACAAGTATTCGTGTGGGTTTTGCGCCATCTTTCTTCTCTCATCAGTGTCGAGGAAGATGTAGTCAACATACAAGGAGGCAGCAACGAGTGATTGTTGGTATGCGGAGGTGACGGTAACGGCACCGGTGCTAGCGCCAATGCTATTGACAGCCCATAAACACTCACCAATTGGTCTGAGATCAAGGTTGATCTTGACTTCGTGGTATTGAAGAGCAATTAAAGGAAGGGCAAGTCCAGGGTTTCTGCAAAACCAAAATTGGAGTGGAATGTAAAGAGTGGTTTCTGGGAGAGCGTTTCTTGGAGCGCAAACTTGAGAAGGAGCACCTGAAGCAGCACATGGTCCAGAAACACCAGCGAATGATGGGTCAGTAATGTAGGTAAGTTGAGTGGTGTTTCCAATCATCTTGAAATATCCTCTTTGTTGTTCTGAGGTAAGTGTGACTTGATTCCAGATATGCATCCAGTCTCCGTATTGTCTATCAATACGTTGTCCACCAATCTCAACCTCAACTTGTGCAACAAGTTGTTCTCCAATGAAATCCATCCATCTCGCATAAACACCTCCTGTGGAGCCTTTCATGGATTGATTGATTTCAGGTAAAGTAACTTGGAGGTAGGTCCTGTAAGCAAGATCTCCGTTTCTGGAGATAGTACATGTGACACGTCTTCCGAAGTCAGCTTGTCCTGAAAAGGTTTGTTCGATTGACTCCATAGCGAAGTTAGTGTGACGTCTGTAAGAGACCTTCCAGAAAGTGATTTCTGGGGTACCAGTAAGGAAAACGTCCTGTGCGCCGTAAGCTACAAGTTGCATTAGTGCTCCACCCATGTTTTTATTATATTATACATAAAGATAATAATCTGGAGAAATAATAATAATTACTCGTTTAATTATTCCTAAAGGGTTTTCTCATCCAAGTTCATATTTTTGTAAATAAATCTCTCTAAATAATCCGACATGAATATTTCCCGTTTCCCTTCGTGTTTTTTCGTGAAAATATAATTATCATTATTTTTTTTTACCGACCATCCACCCTCTATAGCATTTATTATAAATTGCATTTTATGTAAAGTTGTTACGTCTATATTCATTACACGTTTATCCATAAATTATACATACTAAGGTTACTATAATAATGCGTTTTTTACCTAAAAAAATATATTATGTATTTCAATTTATATAGAAAAATGACAATGTATCTAAATATTATAATGAAAAAAATCGATCTTGTGCAACATACAATAGACAAGAAACACAGTCAGATGTTGGAAGAATTTCATAAAAATGAATCTTTATATATTCCCGAATTACTTTCACAAAAAAAATCTCTAAAGATACAGTTACGTTCTCTAAACTCCGATCAAATAGAAGAGTATATGGAAATAAAGGATCAAATTTCAATTGTAGATATAAACATTAAAGACCTGAAGTTACATAAAAAAAAATATTTGCTGGACAATTCTAAGCATATTTTCAATTATTTTGAAGAAAAAAAACAAATATCAATAGGTAGTGTTAAAAATATGAATGTCCTAAATGATTTCTTCAAAGTAAAACAATCGGCTCATGATATACAAGACAAAACAACGACATCAAAACATTCGATTATAAATTATTGGAAAAATGTAAATAACGAGATCATAAATCCTCAGGATTTTGTTACACCGACCGATATTTGTAGTTATTGTTGTAAGGGTGAGATGATTCCACAGGATGAAGAAGGAGTTATGATATGTAACAATCGAGAATGCGGTAAGTTTATCAGTTACATTATAGATAGTTCAAAACCATCTAATAAAGAGGCGCCAAATGAAGTATCATATACTGCATACATTAGATTGAATCATTTTAAGGAAATTCTTTCACAATTTCAGGCAAAAGAAACTACTCAAATACCCGAAAAAGTCATTGAGAATATTCGCACGCGAATTAAAAAGGAACGTATTTATAATCTAACCGAGGAGATAAATTACGACAAAATGCGCGAAATACTTCGCAAATTAGGCTATAATAAATACTTTGAACATATTCAATATATTAATACTATATTCGGAATACGACCACCTATTATGAACGAACATTTACATGAAACATTATGCGTTCTCTTCATAGAAATACAGAAACCTTGGGCTATTCATTGTCCCACAAATCGCACCAATTTTTTTAATTATACATATACATTGTATCAATTGTGTGTTCTCTTAGATCAAACACAATATCTACCTTACATTCAACTAATGAAGGATAGAGAAAAACAACTGGAACAAGACCAAATATGGTCTAAAGTATGTAAAGACCTTGACTGGGAATATTATCCTACTGTTTAATTTAATCAAAACAAAATATTTATGTAGTAATAAGTATTACATGAATATTTATATTCCCACACGAGGGAATCCTACCAAGTTTGTACCTATACCGAAACCAGCACCACCGCGTGCAGATGCAGCCATTGAAGGAACAAATACATCTAGAACTGAGAATGTGGCAGCTGCGGTCAATGCGATAACAACAACTTCCTCGACATTGAGTTGCTTCTTTGGTATGGCGAAAGCGGCAATAGCAACCATAATACCTTCAACGATATACTTAATCGCACGCTTAAGTAGTTCACTAAAATCGATAACAGACATCTTTTTATATATTATAGTATAATAAAATAAATCTATAATATATTATTCAATTTAAAACACTTAAATAAATGCGCATCTAATAAGTATATATACTAAATGTCTTTGTTTGAGCGAAAGAATCTTGAGAATGGCGATGCAAATCCTAAATACATTGATTTGTGTGATGAAGACCCTCCAATTGCAGGTCAAAAGTTTGCTTGTATATCTTTCGTGTCTCCCGAAAAAATACTTAAAAAACGTGAAAATTATATATTTGGTGAGTTTTTAAAACAATGGGATTTCTCTAAATGCATGGAAAAATCTATAGACTTTGTAAATTTTGTATCCTATAAATATCACCTAAAGGTCGAGGATGTCATGGCGGATTTTACCGAGTTTGTAAAAGAAGAGGACCTAAAGATTAAAGAAAGTGGGGTAGATGATGATTTCAAAACATATATGGAAAAGAACGAGGATAAACTCAACGAGCAGTTCAACCGTGCTAATGCATTTCAGACTTCAGTGCGTGGTATGAAATTACGCGGTGTCTTTCCGACCCAAGATGAAGCAGAGATGAAATGTAAGAAGTTACGCGAAGTTGACCCAAATCACGACATTTTCGTAGGTCCAGTAGGTATGTGGATGCCTTGGGACCCAGATGCATACAAGACGGGGCGCATTGAGTTCATGGAAGACGAGTTGAATCAATTGCATCATGAGAAATTGAAGAATGAAATACAAGCCAAAGATGAATTTGAACGCCGAGTCAAAGATACAAAACAAAAGGCAATCAAGGAAAATATTGAACTCGCTAAGAAGAGTGGAAATGTTCTTACGCAAACTTTGAACGAAGATGGAGAATTGGTTGGAGTTAAGGAAACAGTTGATTTTGAAAATCGTGAAATTTCAGATAGTGTTAGTGTCAATTTAAGAAATGAGTTACTCCGTGATAGTGTTACCAACAACGATAAGTAATTTATCTTTTATTTTTTTGATTTTTTTTTGATTTTCTACCACCCTTCTTAGTCTTGTTTTTCTTCTTATTTTTATATGCTTTTCGTCTGCTCTTACCACCCTCAAGTGGTTTATCGGATTGTAATTTTTCTGCAGTAGTCTTAAGATCAATTACAGCCTTTTCTATATTTGGTTCATCGGAACTTAAGTTTGTAGTTATATCAGTCAAGCTTGTTGCAGTTTCTTTTAATAATTCTGTAATTTTTGTTAGTTTTTGTTTTTCTTCATTTATTGAAAGTTGTTTGCTTTCTGGATCGGTATTTAATTGTGGGGTGTCATTTGGTTGTAAATCGATAATTTGGTTTTCATCTTTTTCTTCTGATACTAAAGCTAAAGCACCATCTTTAGTTTTTTCTTCTAATGTTAAATCATCGCGATCTTTATCTTCTATACTTTCAGGACCGCTTGGGTTTTGATCTGGGTTCATCATTATTATTATATAATAATGTCAGAAAATATTTTTATTTAGTTAACGTTGTTTTTGCGCGCATTTTTTCTAAATCCTTTACGTTTTTTATGTGTATTTTTTTTACCACCCTTAAGTTTTTTGCTAAACTTTCGTTTGCATGATTTTCCGCCAGTTACGGGAATTTGTGTATCAGCTGGTAGTTCTTCTTTTGATGCTCCGTCGTTAGATGCTCTATCGTTTGATACTTCTTCTTTTGATGCTTCGTCTATTTCTGCATCAACTGCCTTATGTTGATTTTCGCAATTTGTAGTAATAGCAGCCTTTTTTGCTTTCGCTGCATCCATCTTTGCTTTCGCATTATTTTGATTCGAACCAAACAAATTACTAAAGAAACCCATTACTTTTTATATATACAATATCAAAAGAGATTTTACTTTTTTATGTGCATTTTTTTTCCTCGTCCACTAACGTTTTCTGCCTTTCTTGTTTTTTTTAATAAACTTATGTTTAGGTATTTTTTCACAAACCATATTATGAATCGGTAGTAATACAGCTTGATCATTGGTCTCTTGTTTTTCTACATCGATTGTCTCTTGTTTTTCTATATCACTTATTAAGATCCATCCAGATCCATAAGGTAATTCATTACAGCGTGAATATTCTTGTATTTCTGTCTCGTGTTTTGATGTGCATTTTCCGATAATAGTATTATTATTTGATATTGATACGCTTAATTTAGGACCAAATAATATGTCTAAAAGCCACATTACTTATTATCTATAATATCGAACAATATTTTACTTTTCGTGTTTGTTTCTTTTTTTTGCATCATCTACTAAGCATTGTTTGTATGTTTTTTTTCGCCATTACGGAGCAGTGTGTTCCCTTATTGCATTTTCCTTTAGTGACTGTCTCTTATATTCCTTCATCAAAGACCTCCTATATTCTAACAATAAGTTAGTTTTGTATGTATTTATCATTTGAATTGCCCTCTCTCTATGACATTTTTGATGAATAGTATCGGTATTTGTTTCATCTGACATTCCGTTAGGTGTTGTGGTTACCTTATCTGATTTAGACGAGAATAATCTAGTAAAACAATCAATAAAACACATTCTCTTATATGTATGTGATATATAAAGAGGAGTTTTTACTAAATCACATAAAGGATAAAAACTTATCATGTCACAATATGTTTTTATCCTATTATTTCCACTCGGGTTATAGATACAATTTACCAATTCGTTTTTTTCACGTTAATATTCGCCCCTTTATTACCTTTTCGGTTTTTCGATGGGTCATACGCTTCATCTTCATCGTCAGAACCCATACTCTTTGAAATTTCCCAGAATTCTTTAGAACCTAATCGGAATTTAGGATGGTCTTCAGCTTTATACCAGAATATTTGGTCGGTCAATTTATTGGATTTCGCATTGTTATTAATTACCAAACACTCATAATTCTCTGTTGTGTTATCCATTACAGCACAAAACGATTCCAGTGTAGGAAACATACTGGCATAGTTCTCCCATATTCGCTTACGATTGGTCAAATACGGTTCTCGCAATATAAACACATAATCAATATTTGTTCGCAAATTAGGTGGAATACCTAATGGATATTGCATGGTGATTACAAGCATTACTTTCCAATGTCTTCCATTCATGAAAAGGAGTCTCATCATTTTATCGCGTGTCCATGTCTGATCGTATAAACAATCATCCATAATCACAAATGTGCGAGGGTCAATAGTAGTTCTTTTATAAGTTTCAACTTCCTTTTTCATTTGTTTCATTACACTTTTCTGCCTACGTAAAATGTTTTCAATTAAAACCGTATTATATTCATCATGTATGAATAATTTAGGAACATGTTCTTTATAAAACCCATTACCTGCTTCTGTTCCAGATATAACTGTACCAATCGGTATATCTTGGTGGTAAAACAACAAGTCACGTACTAAAAATGATTTACCTGTATCACGACGACCAATGAGAACAACAACTGGACCCTTATTTTCGTCTGCTTTAAACGTGATATCACGCATATTAAATCGTTTCAATTCCAATGTCATCTTATAGACTTAGCTAATAAATTATAAAACAGATTTGAACGTTCTAATTCACCAAATAATATATGGAATAAAATTATAAAATGTTAGAATCCATAGATCGATTACAAAAACTAAACTTAGAATATTTAGAAAATCAATTTATCCCTACATCCGATGATTTGAAACATGGATATAACCCATTTCATCTAAATTCTTTTCAGTATTATCAGCCTATTTTTAAATTACTTTTTGATGTAAATCTACAAAATTATAACTCTGTACAATTAAATCATCAGTATCATATCAATAATCTTACGACAGTTTTTGATATTACTACCAATGAAATTATGGAAAAACCTATTTTTATTAAATACTCACCATTATTAGACCCTATCAGTTACATGATTGGTAGGTATGATACGGAAAGTATGGATATTCGCACATTGCCTACAATAGATGGTGCAAAATTTGCGAAATTAGCAGATACAAATAATGCATCATATGTGGATGGTTTTTTTTGTTTATTATCTAGTAAATTACTGGAACTCCATGATATAAAAAATTCGATTGAATATTATGGTTCGTTCTCTGCAGTCCAACGAAAATTTAAGATGAATATTGCCGATGATTATGAATATTTAAATACATCAAATTTTTTCTTGGATAATTTGAATAATCTGTTCCGCATTAATAGAGGTCGTGTATCTTCAATATCAAATCATAATTCACGAGGAAATCGCAGTAAACTAATAATATCAGATGAAAGCAATGTTATTTCGGATGTATTAAATCTAGATGTCATGACACCTATAGTCGATCCATGTATTTTGGAAGAGATATATGTCCAATTGAAAGATGAAAATATAAAAGATGAAGATACCGATGACGACGAGGATACCGATGAAGATACTGATGAAGATACTGATGAAGATACTGATGAGAATGAAGATACTGATGAGAATGAAGATACTGATGAAGAAGAGGAAGAGGAAGAGGAAGATACTGATGAGAATGAAGAGGATGATGAGGAAATATTTGCATACGTTGATAATTTCCCAGTGCAGATGATTTGCCTTGAAAAATGCGAAGGAACATTAGACGAATTGTTTGCAAAAAATGAAATAACAGAAGATATTGGGGCAAGTGTGCTATTTCAAATAATTATGACATTATTAGCATATAAGAAAGCATATAAATTCACGCATAACGACCTCCATACTAATAATATCATGTATGTATCAACGAAGGAAGAATTCTTATATTATAAGTATAATGATATTTGTTATAAGGTCCCTACATACGGGCGTATATTCAAGATAATTGATTTCGGTCGTAGCATTTATACATATAAAGGGAAAACATTATGTAGTGATAGTTTTGCGCCAAAAGGTGACGCCGCTTCGCAATATAACTTTGGTCCGTATTACAATAGCAAATACCCTATAATTGAACCAAATTATAGTTTTGATCTGTGTCGTCTAGGATGTTCTATATATGACTTTATAATCGGCGATAAACCCCGCGATGAGCTTCAGAAAACCATTCACAGATGGTGTTTGGATGATAAGAAAATAAGTGTATTATATAAAAAAAATGGTGATGAGAGATATCCAGAATTCAAGTTATATAAAATGATCGCAAAGACAGTCCATGAACATACACCTGAAAATCAATTAAGCTACCCATTTTTCAGTCGATTTAAAAGCACAAAAATACCGAGTGGGTCAACATACATGGATATTAGTAATATACCATCTTATGCATAAAAAAAATATATATTCTAAGCAAATTACAAATTATTATTTTGTTTAGAATCCAGGAACATCTGTGAAAATCTGGGTACTAGCTGATGATGTAAAATCGCTCGAACCAAGCATCTCAGCAACTGGACCAGTCGCTTGGAAAAAAATCATAATAGGTATGAAAGAACAAAACCAAACTAATAGCGTATCCCTTATAATAAATTTCAGTGGTTTGTTCTCTTTATCAATGAACTTCATCTCTATTAACTTCGCAAAGAAGAATAACACAGCAATTGTAATTGTTATAATGATTGGTTTTTCCATTGGTATATTAAATTGTTAAACAATTTAATTTACGTTTTTACGCATTCAGTCAAGATATGGTTAATTGAGTTCTACAATGTCATCTAATGATAAAATGTCACCAATTGAACTGGTTTTATTTATATCAAATACATCCATATCGTCTAAATTAATATTATCGGTAAATATCTTTATTTTGTCGTTATCAAAATCGTCTTCTTCTTCTTCTAATTTGCGTTGAATAGCCCTTGCTGTGCTTATCTCCTCTAATCTATCGACACTCTTTGGTGCATTTACATCCGACACTGTTCCGGTTTCAGAGTCCAATACGCTATCATAGTCATTGAATGACAACTTAGTCACGACTGGTTCGTTATCAATATTGGAAATAGACGGTACTATTTGTGGGGTATCTTCCAGAGCTTCATCTTTTTTGTCTATTGTATTTTCCGTTTCTTTAACTGGTTCTTCAGGTTCAATGTTCTCGATGATGACTTCCTCTTCTTGTTCCACGGCTTCGTCCATGTATGCACGGATGATAGCCTCGGTTGGAATACTGTCTCTAATAGTATTCAATATACATTCTTGGACGATCAATTCAAGATCTCGTTTGTTTCGTTGTATTATGAGCGGAGATATGTTTTTTTCCGATGTAATATTATTCTCAAATAAATAGACGTTAGTATAGCACTTACGAGCAACGTTGATATATACTTTATGGATGAAGTTATCTAAATTCGGTGTGTTAATATCTATCTTCTTTTGTCTATTACCTACACGAATACATGTGAGAACCTTCAATTGAATAATATGGACGCAAGTGATTAAATCATCTAAATAATTACAACCGCTACGTTCAATAATACGTTTGCGTTCCTCTTCAATAATGTTCGCATTCCATTTTGGAACTCGTGAAATCAGATTCTGAAACGTCATTAGGTATTTCCCAGATTCGTTGTTATCTAAACATAATTTACAAGATTCGTTAAATATTGACCGAATACCCTCTATAATTAAAGGTGTAAATATACTTACCAATCTGCTACACCATTCATTTCTGGCTTCTTGTAAGTTTGAGATCACAAAATCGTCCATATTTTATAGAAACAATGTATATTTTAATATATCAATATTAACGAACATTATTTTTTTTACATAAAGGAAATTGTATGTAAGTCCGTATTTTCACGTAAGAATATGAAATTCAATATATACATCATTAGCATTTTTTCGCATCGGAATTCGTATTTTATCTTTTGATAACACATTTGAATATTAGCCTTATTATAATCGTCCCATTTTTCGGATTGTTTAATATAGTTCATGATATCTATACACGAGAACCCCATATCATATAATGCAATACTTGTATTGGAGCAACTCCGATTGTCCGTGAATTCGCGTGTGTCTATATATTCACATAACCGCTTTATATGTGCCTTCGAATACTCACTTAAATCCATATTATTTGATAAATTATATTGATGTAGGTTTATAATTTTACCATTTGCGATTTGTTCTGGAATATAAATTTCACAGAATCTGGAAATAATCGGATTTAATAATTTGTCTTTGTTCTCTACAATAATAAAAAAACGTGTATTGAAACTGAAAAGTTCTATACACCGTCTCAGTGCGGATTGTGCGTCGTTTGTTAAACTGTCTGCGTTATATAATACAATAGTTTTGAATTTCACGCCTGTAGTGGATTGCAAGTTGGTTTTTGCGAAAAATTTAAGGTCTTCGCGTATAAATTTTATACCTTTTCCATGGGAGCAATTTACTGACATCACATTATTTTTGATTTTTGTTTTATCCGAATCATATATCTTATTAAGAAAATAATGTACTATTGTAGTTTTTCCACTTCCAGAAGAACCATTAAATATAATATTAGGTATTTGATTTGAATTATAGAAGTAATCCAGTTTTTCGATTATATTTTTAGGAAGTTCCATTACTCATATTTAGGTTATTATTTTTATATTCCTATATTGTATAATATACAATTCGATGTCCGATATAACAACGCCAGAAACTGAAAAAAAAAATGGTATTCTTGAAAGAGTAACTAATGCATTATCTTTCAAAACATCTGATAATGAAGACCCAGTCGAACCCGACGCTGTAGTTACACCTTCTATTCCTGTAGTTACACCTTCTATTCCTATAGTTACACCTTCTATTCCTATAGTTACACCTTCTATTCCTATAGTTACACCTTCTATTCCTGTAGTTACACCTTCTATTCCTATAGTTACACCTTCTATTCCTATAGTTACACCTTCTATTCCTGTAGTTACGCCTTCTCCATCTTTAATTCCATATGAAACATTTACACAAGAACCATTTATGACGTCTGATTCTGAAGAAATCTCGGATAATATGGGATATGTTCCTGCCTTTGCACCATTAGATGCTCCATCTAACAATACAAAAAAAAAGAGAAGGAGGAAAAAGTGTAAATGTCCTACAAAAAAACAAAATAAACTTACGAAAAAGAGACCTAGATGCAAGCGTGGTCGACGAAATAAAACAACTAAAAGATGTGAATCTAAAAAAAAATGCGCTAAGGGTAGTCGCGTAGAACCAAAAACAGGCGTTTGTACGTCAAAGTAAAAATACTAGGATATAATAGAAAATGAATTTTCAAATTCCTTTTTTATCATCAAATCCAGAGAATAATATAACGGAAGCTGATAGAATAATGAGTAAATATCCAGACCGAATTCCCGTTATCGTAGAGCGAAATCCAAATTGTTCGAGTGATACACCACAATTAGATAAACGTAAATATTTAGTTCCAATTGATCTAACTATGGGACAATTTTTATACGTTATCCGTAAACGATTACAAATGTCGTCAGATAAAGCGATTTTCATGTTTGTTGGTGGTTACGTAACATGTAATACCGACCTAGTTTGCAAAGTATATTCTAATTATCATGACCGTAACGATCGATTTCTTTATATGAGCTATAGTTGTGAGAACACATTCGGATAACTTTATCTTATACATGTGTATATGACGCAATTACGAAACTATATAATTGATACTCCACAGTATCATTTTTACAAAGAACAACATCGACTACAAACATACGAATATGTAAATAACAAAACAAAACAATATCATAATTTAGGAAATGTGAAGTTCGAAATGAGTATACATAGAGCATTGTTCATGATGGATTCTTTCGTCGACCCAAGTGACCCAGACACACATTCAGAGAACTCTCTCCACGCATACCAAACCGCCGAACGTATTCGCAAACAATACCCAGATGACAAAGAACTCCAAATATGTGGTTTAATACATGATCTAGGAAAAGTGCTTTTCATATTTAACGAACCCAGTTCAGTAGTGGTCGGTGATACGTATGTAGTTGGATGTAAGTTTCCTGAATCAATTGTATATCATGATACCATGAAAGATAACCCTGATTATAATAACCCATTGTATTCTACTGAATATGGAATATACAAACCAAATTGTGGAATTGAGAACCTAAAACTGTCGTTTGGACATGACGAATACTTATATCAGGTTCTCCAATATAATAAAGGTAAGCATCGAATATCAGATAGATATCAAAAAATAATCAGGTTTCATTCGTTTTATCCGTGGCATACAGGAAAGGCATACTCTCATCTTATGCAGCCCGGAGACGAAATGATTATGCAGG